CAGCGCATTGTGCGCGCACACCGTCGCACCCGAGGCGACGGCGGAGATCAGTTCGACCGGCGGCGGGTCGCCCCGCCGCCAGCCATTCACAGGGCCTCGTCCCCACTCGTCTTCGATGCACCACCGGGCCAGGAGGACTTCAGTCGTCGGGTCCATGGCATAGCGCACGGACCCTGCGGTCTTGATCGGCACGGCCGAGCGGGTCTCGAAGTCGAGGTGGACCTTCATCGATCAGCCCCAGTCGCTCGCCGAAGCCGCCGAGGTGGCCGGCGCGTCCCAGTCGTTCTGCGCCAGGCCCGCGTTCTGCATGATCGCGTTGGCGTTCGGGTCTTCGATCGCCACCGACCCGGCGAAGTCCTCCGGCGTGCCACCGCCGCCCGCGCCGCCGAACGGCTTGTCGTCGGCCAGCTTCATGATCGACTGGAGCCCGAAGAACACGCCCGGATTGCCGGCGCTGGTGGACTTGATGATCGCCAGCTTCATCGTCACCCAGCAGCCGGCGTAGAGCACCTTGTCCAGTTCCTCCGGCAGCACCGCGACCACCCGGCCGCCGACGTTGTGGAAGCACGGGACCGCCTGCGTGGACTTCGCCGTCAGGAAGGGGAAGCCCGGAACGTAGCCGGCGACCGTCTTCTTGATCGGCTCGAACCCGCCGTCCGCGACCGCGACCTTCAGGCCCTGGTCCTTCATCGGGTGGTTCTTGTCGCGCGGGTTCAGCATCACGGACGGATCGCTGACGGACGGGTAGTGCATGCGCACCGCCGCCTTCAGGGCCTCCATGATGACCGAGATGTTCTTGTGGGTGAACAGGCCGCTGGCCTGGTACTTCGGCGTCGCGCCGGCCGTCATCGGCTTGGCCGGCTTCGACAGGCTCGGCCACGACAGGCGCACCGCACCCGAGAACACGAGGCCGCCTTCGCCGATGCGCGGCGGGTTGCCGACGATCAGGCGGTCATAGAGTTCCGGCACGAGGCCGATCTGCATACGGGGGTCGATCTGGTTCGACATCTTGATCTCCATCTCAGAGCGTCACTGCCGAGGCGAAGCCGGCCTCGGCGACGGCAAGGGGATTGACCGCGTCCCCCTTCGCGCTGTCCGGGACCAGCTTCAGTCCCGAACTTTCCTTGACGACGTATTCGGCCATGGCCTTGACGCCGTCCTTGCCGGCCGTCTGCTTCACCAGCTTCTCGGCCTGTGCAACAGATAGCAGCTTGCGCGGGGCGAAGTCATCTTCGTCCAGCAGCGTGTTGTTGGCGAACCACGCCTTGGCCGCGTCCTCGTCCGAGAACTTCCGCCGGGCCTGCTTCGGCACGAGCTTGTAGCCGGGCAGCGGGTGGCCCGCGAGCGCGAGCGCCGAAGCCTGCTCCTCCACCGCGTCGATCCAGGACTGCAACAGGGGCAGAACGGCCAGGGTCTCGGCGAGCTTCGTCAGGTCGTGGCGCATCTGCTCCGGCGACGGCAGCGTGAGCACCACGTCCGTCTCGACGGGGGCCTCGGTTCCGGCCCACGACATCACTTCCCGCGAGGTTTCGGGGAGCGTGGCGAACAGCGCCGGGCAGACGTGCGCCGCCGGGCACCAGTGGCACTGCTCATCGCCGGGGACGAGCGGGGGGTCTTCCGTCTTGGCCGCCGCCACCGCCGCGTCCACGTCGTCGCTGAAGGCGATCAGGTCGGATGGGCTGTAGATCGCGGTGCGGATCGGCTCACCGACTTGGCAGCGCGGCTGAATGATCGTGGCGTCCACGCGCTCGACGAGGTGTTCAGTTATGCCGAACAAGACGCACGAAGCATAGAGCTTCATCTGCGGAGTGTTCTCGTTCACATACTTGCCGCGCCCGTGCTTGTAGTCGATGACGATCAGCAGCTTCAGCGAAGGGATGTAGATCACGACATCGGCGGATCCGCCGACATCTTCCCCGAGGGTGAACATGCGCTCGACCCAGTACACGGCGTCGGGGTGCTTGTTCAGGATGTCGTTGACGTGGTCGAGCGCGACCTGCACGGCCTCGACATCGTCGGCCTCGAACTCCGGCCAGCCAGGCTGAAGCGCCTCACCTGCGAAGTCCAGGACTGTCTCGCGGCGCTCGCGCACCGCTAACTCAAACAGCGCGTGGGCACGAGTGCCCGCCGCCATATGCTCGTTTTCGGCCTGTGGCGGTAGCGTGGCGCATAGCCGGGCACTGCCAGGGCAGCGAAGCCAGCGATGCGCCGTGGAGCCACCGAACGTCAGATGTTGTTTGGTGTTCGGCTGTTCTTGAGCGGGCATGTCAATGTCCTTGTACCGGGGTTTTTGGTGAGCGGGAGACGGCGCGCTCGGGATCGAACCGGGACACCTCTGCTATCGGCCAACTATCCCCTACCCGCCCTTGCCGGGTCACAGGGGAGAGGGTTCACGATACCCCTCCTAGCCTAGTGGCCGCCTCCCGCACCGCGCCTTACAGCGCGATTTCGCCCCGCCCGATGGCCTGGAGATTGGCGAGCAGCTTGGCGCGCTGGTTCTCGGCGGTCAGCTTCAGCGTGCCCGGCGAGCCATCGGCCTTCTGGAAGTGCTCGGCGATGTACTTCTTGACCTTGTCCGGCCCGCCGACCCCGACCTTGGCGACGGCAGCGTTGCCGGCAGCGATCAGATCGGCCTCGCTCGGAACCGGAGCAGCCTGTTCAGAAGGGGACGCAGCGGTCGTCGCACTCGGGCCATTGTCGGAGGGCTGCGACGTGGCGGCCGGCGTAGAAGCCTGGCCCGACGACGGACCGGTGGCCGCGCTCGCAGCAGTCTCCGACTTTCCCGACGCACGGGTGGCCGCCGGCTTGGTGGTCGTCACGGTCACGGCCTCGCCGGGCAGAGCGGCGGCAATGCGGCTCAATTCGGCGGGATCGTTCGTCTCGATGTTCAGGGTGATCTTCATGTTCGTCTCCATTGAAGCGGTGTTGCCGCGCATATCTTTCTATGCGTTTCGGCCAGCGCGGTCAAGCCGAAAATTCAGTCCTTCGTCGCCATGGCCTCGTGAAGATTGTCCTTCGTGGTGATCGAGACGATGGTGTTTGCTTTGCGAGTAACGATCTTCGCCACGCTGTCGTCGAAGCTGTTGTTCAGCATGACGAAGCGCGCGAGGGTCGGGCGTGTCTGGCCCTTGCGCCGGATGCGGCGCACAGCCTGGACGTTGTCGGCCGGGGTCCACGAGCTTTCGAGCATGTCGAGGCGGCAGGCCGCCGTCATGGTCAGGCCCGTGCCGGCGGCCGTGATGTTGCCGACGATGACGCGGACGCCCTTTGGGTCATCCTGGAATGAGCGCACCGTCTGCTCCCGCTGGCGCTCGCTCGTCCCGCCGACGATCATCTCGGCCCGGATGCCGTGCTGGTTCAGGTGCTCGGCGACAAGCTGGATCGCCCGGCGGTGGTGCGCCATGATGACGAGCTTGTCGATGGTGCCGGACTTCAGTTCCTCGGTGATGAGCCTGGCGTAGCCGGGGGCCTTGGCCTCGGCGATCAGCGCGCGGAGCGTGGCGATGTGGGTGCCGTCGTCGAAGGCCAGCCGGCCCTCGGTCTCGATGCTCTGGATGATGCGCTCGGACAGGCCCGGATACTGCTTCAGGTACTCGACGACGGGGCGGCTGTCGCCGTCCACCGGCAATACGTCTAGACGGATGGGCGGTAGCGACGACCCCACGTCGTCAAACGTCCGCATCAGGGACATATCGCGGAGCATCGCTTGAAGCTCCGGCAGCGCCTCCTTGCGCACGGAATTGGACACGCTGAACGTGCCGACCCGCTGCTTGAAGAACCGCTTCTGGAACGCGGTGAAGTCGAGCCTGGTCTGGCCCGATAGGCGGAGCGGAACCCACAGGTCGGCGGGGTCGTTCTTGATCGGGGTTCCCGTGAGGCACCAGACGTGCGAAGCGAAGCCGGCGATGCCGCCGATGCCGTCGCCCTTGTCCCCGACAATGGCCTTCGTGCGCTTGGCTTCGGGGTTCTTCAGGTAGTGGCTCTCGTCGATAATCAGCGCGTCGAAGTAGTCGCTCGCGATGTCGCCCGCCCAGTTGACCGCCTGTTCGTAGCTCATCACGAGCACGTCCACCTTGCCGCGCTGCCAGGCGACCAGATCGAACACGCTATCCGCCTTGACAACGCGGGCGTTATCCCGCCCCCACAGCCTGATTTGATACGGCCAGACCTGGCGGACGCCGGCCGGGCAGATCACGATGGACCGTTCAGCCTTGACCAGTTCACGCGCCCGGATCGCCTGCGCGGTCTTGCCAAGCCCCGGCTCGTCGAAGATAGACGCCCGGTAGTTGGCGGCAAGAAACGCCGCGCCGTCGATCTGGTACTGTTCAAGTTTCTCGGTCATTTCTCACTGCCTTGAAGCCTTCGCCCTTGACGATTATTCGCCACATTGTGTTGTCTATAGTCTGCTCCGCCGTGGTGAAGGTCTCCCCACAACGGCAGCGTCTCCGCCGGAATACTGTGCCCTTGTCACAGCGGGTTTCTATGACGCGCGACGTGTGCATGTTGCACACAGGGCACGTCGCGCCAGCCCCATCCATTGTGTCAACGATCCGGGGCGGGGCCATGGTCAGACTTCCATCCTCATGCACACGTAGCCGGGCCAGGTGCTCATGTCCGCCACCGTCACGCGGCATCTGTCACGCGCGATGCCCTCACAAAGCTCGACATGCAGGCCCCACATTTCCTTGTCGTCCACGACGATCCCGAGCCCGTGCTGACCGGGCTTGTCCGGGCGCTTCAAGATGTCCGACAGCAGCTTGACGCGGTTGTCGATGTCGCCGCGCGCGTTCGGGGCCAGGTCTATCCACAGCCCGTAGGGCCGGCCGCCGATCCACGGCAGGTTGTCACCCCTGCCGTGGAGTTCCTTGACTTCCTGGAGCCAGAACCGGTAGCCCGCCGTCTTCATGGTGAGGTGCGATCCCCGGCGAGCGGCGAACGCACTGTTCACGGAAGGCGGAAGCGGCAGGTCCAGGGTGATGACGGACTGGAACGGCCGCTTCGTCATCACACGCCGTCCGGCTTCAGCACCGCGCCGTCGTCGAGCGCGTCGTGGACCGAGACGAGCGCGGCCATGCGCGCATCGACTTCGGCCTGGAGCGCCTTCACCTGGTCGGGCTTCATGCCCGGCCACGGCCGCTTGCCGTTGCGGATCAGCGAATAGTAGGACTTCGACAGCCCGAGGATCGCGGCCATCTCCGTGTCGGTCAGACCAGCCGCGACCACGAGCCCGACGAGCTTCGGCGTCGGTCCGGCGGGCGCTGCCGCTGCACGCTGCCGCGCGGGCGTGGCGGCCGGAGCCGGTTCGTCATCCCAGTCGGCGGCCTGGTCGCTCTCCGGCTCGGCGGCCGGTTCGTCATCCCAGTCGGAGGCGGGCTCGGTTGCGGCCGTGCCGCGCCGCAGGAAGGCGGGAATGTCCTCGTCCTTCAGGTCGCCGTTCTCGATCGCCTCGACAGCCGCCGCACTGGTCTCGATCGACACGGCCGCGCCGTGCTTCAGCGAGGCCGCCAGGGCCGCCAGGCGCGGATCGTCGGCGATGTAGGCGTTGATGCTGTCGGGCGACAGCTTCGGCACCGGGAAGCCGTGAACGGCCATACCGAGGGCTTCGCGCAGGGCCTCGACGCGGCCTTGCCAGTCCTCCGCCTTCTCGACGCCGGACAGGTCCACGTCCAGGCCCTCGACGTGCTGCGACAGCACGCCGGCCAGGTCGGCGAGCGGACCGTCTTCCGAGATCGCCACATCCATGTCGGTGGCGATGAGTTCCGAGACCTTCCCGAGCGCGCGGGAGAGTGCCGAGCGCACGTTCTCGCGGGCCACATCGTTGCACTGCCGAACCACCTCGTTCGGCATGGTCGCCGCCCCGGCCGGCCAGGCGGTCGGGTCATCCTTCAGGGACAGGCCGAACTCGCTGGCCGCCTGTTCTGCAATCTGCTTCACGTTCAACATGAGACGTTCTCCTTTCGCATAGAAGATTATGCGTTTCCCTCCGCCCTGTCAACGATGAAGGGCGTAATGGCAGGTGTCGAAGCTGTGGCGCTCCTGGCAGGTGCGCATGGCCTCCTCGTCGGTCGAGGTGATCCACCAGAACGCCGCCCCGAGCGCGACCGCTGCGATGATCCAGCGCATGCCGCTTCCTCCTGTTGCCGCCCCGTGCTCATCAGCCACGGTCGAGGGCGGCTTCGCCGTAGGACACGGGGGCGCGCCCCGTGTTTCGCGTCAACTGTTCTGCCAAGCCGCAAACCAAGCGGTGGCCATGGCCTCGTTGTAGGCGCGCTCGGCGGGGGCCGTGGCCTCGTCGTAGGCGCGCCGGGCGGTGGCCATGGCCTCGTCGTAGGCGCGCTCGGCGGTGGCCATGGCCTCGTTGTAGGCGCGCTCGGCGGGGGCCGTGGCCTCGTCGTAGGCGCGCCGGGCGGGGGCCATGGCCTCGTCGTAGGCGCGCTCGGCGGTGGCCATGGCCTCGTTGTAGGCGCGCTGGGCGGGGGCCCTGGCCTCGTCGTAGGCGCGCCGGGCGGTGGCCGTGGCCTCGTCGTAGGCGCGCTCGGCGGTGGCCATGGCCTCGTTGTAGGCGCGCTCGGCGGGGGCCGTGGCCTCGTCGTAGGCGCGCCGGGCGGTGGCCATGGCCTCGTTGTAGGCGCGCCGGGCGGTGGCCGACAAGAGACACCGCGCCCAGCCCCAATCAAACGTGGCCGCGTGCTCGACACAGAGCGCAAGCGTTGGCTCCACGTCAGCTTCGCCAAACAGCTTGATGAACGCTTCGACATGCGAGCACGCCCCGAGAGCGCGCAGCCGTGCAGCGTTAATCGTTTTCGACATGCCGCTTTCTCCTTCTGCCGCCCCGTGCTCATCAGCCACGGTCGAGGGCGGCTTCGCCGTAGGACACGGGGGCGCGCCCCGTGTTTCGCGTCAACTGTTCTGCCAAGCCGCAAACCAAGCGGTGGCCCTGGCCTCGTCGTAGGCGCGCCGGGCGGTGGCCGTCTAGTTGGCGCGGCGATACACGCCAACAGGTAAACAATTCGTTAGGCTTGCGCGGCCCAATCGCACTTCATGTCGCGCATGATTGAGCGTAACGCCGTGTCAATGTGCGTATCGTCGAGGTACGAATATAGGTTGTCACATACCCACGTTGACAGTTTGGCCGCATATGAGCAATCCCACCGGAACCGCTTAGGCGTCAAGCCTTGCGTACGGTAACGGCCTTCAAGCTCGAATAGCGGCTTGTCAACCGTCGCGGCTTCAATCGCGCGCTTCATGTATTCGTAATGCTCGGTTTTAATCTTCATTGCCATGGTCTAGACCTTTCTTGGTGTTGTCGATAAGCACCATGTAAAGCGCTTTGCGTACATTGTCAACACTTGTTTTCAAAAAAGTTTGAGAATTTTTGTTGTCAATCCCACGCGGGCGCTTCCCACGGCCAAAAGCCGTGCAATAACATGTGATTAACGTCGTCGAAGAGGAACGCGACGCCTGTTAGCGTGAGATACCGCCCGCGCGGGGCGGATAGCATAGCGCCTTCTATGGCGTGGCCTTGCGGCTTGCTGTCGTGCGGCGAGACGCCCCAAGTGAACGCGCCGTTTTCGTCGATACGAACGACAAGGCGGATGAGCGCTTTCAGCGTGTCATGCTCGCCTTCACGCCGCGCGAGCCGCAACCATTCGCGCATGTGCGGGCTGCTTTGTTCGTATCGGTCAAGCAGCTTCGCCACGGCTTTGTCGTAGCGATTGGGGATAGCGAGATGCGGGATAGGCGCGCCGCGATCCCACGGCCAGCAATAGCCGTTCGCCAAGGCGTCGGCTATGTCGGCTGTCAACAGTTGATGCCCGGAACACATGACGATTGCACCACGTCCATAACATGGGCGATTGCCGGCCGGCCTGTTTTCCAGCTTCAGCAATTTTGCAACGCGCGTCTTTGACACGCCAGCCGCGCGAGCTTCATCAGCCGAACGCCAGCGGATTTGCTCGATAGGGCAGGGCGCAAAGTAGTCTAGAATTGTGTCGCCGCTCACGGCGGAAGGCGAGAATTTTCCATCAATTCGCATGGCGTCGTTCCCTAGCTATTGGGTAACGGGTATCTGACGGCTCTATATCAGACCTATCAGACAAAAGCAACATAACAGGACAAGCCGGGTAGTCCGGCTTTGTCAACGGTTCATGCAACGCTTCATCCCTTGCCGATGCGGGACGCTTTGCGCCCGCTAGGCAGGTGACGGGGCGTAACAGCAAAGGGTGCAATCCATGGTAGTTTGCAGGTATGACAAGACGCCAGTTCACGTGGTTGCAGGGCGAAAAGGCAGGGAAACGACGCTTAGGCGAAACAACAGGATTGTTGACTAGGCGGGGCCCTCGTCAACTGTGCAGTCAAATCAATGACTTAGCTACATTGCAAACTATAATTTGCAGGCTTGAACGGCCGTTCAACCCGCCAAATCAGGGCTTCAGGGCATTGTGGGCGGCGCACCCGGCCGATTTGGTGCGAGAACGGGCCGTTCACAATACCCGGATCGAGGGGGCGGGGAGCCCCCAAACGACCGCGACACCGCCGCGCGGGTCCAATTCCGCAGTTTTCGGGTCCACTTGAACCTGTGAACTTTTGTTTTCTCCCTGCTCTAGTCAGCAAACTAGTGTTTCACGAAGCGGCCGATACTGTGAACAGCGCGTTTCGCTTCCCGCGCACAACTCTGCAAACTAGTGTTTCACGTTTCAGGCGTCTCGCGGAACCTTCGTCTTTTCCCCTTGACAACTCGCCGACACCCGTGGCCCTATGGCGGCCGGGCGAGCCCCGCAGCGGAAGCTGGCGTGGTCGGCCGGCGCGAGCCGGCGGTGGACCGAGCGGAGACTGCGGATAAGCTCGCCCGTCAAAGACCTGAGACTAGGGGGCGTGTCATGCGCTGGATTATCGCAATCGCACTGATCGTCGCCGGGTGGGTGCTGTGGCTGTTCGGGGTGATGGACAGCATGGACCCGCGCGGCGGCACGCTGCTCGGCGGGTGGGAAGCCTTCGGCGGCATCGGTATCGGGCTGCTCGGCGTGGGCTGGCTCGTCTACCTGCTGGCCTGCGCCGTGGGCGAGTTCATCTCTTGGGCGTCGGGGAACCGGTGATGCCGAGGAAGGGAGTTGACCCCGGATTGGCGCGCTCGCTGCCCGGCCCCCTGGGGTCGGGGGCGGGCAATTTGCCGCCGCCGATGCCGGCCGGGGTGCTGCCGGCCGAGGACAGCCGCATGTGGCTGTTCGTGCCGCGCGCCGTGCAGCAGGGCGAGGCGTTCATCCAGGACGACACGCGGGACTGGTTCGAGGACCGGGAGCGCAAGGTCGTGATCTGCCGGGACTACCCGGACCATCCGCGCTGGATCGTGAACAACGGCGTCCGGGCGCGGATGCACAACGCGCAGATCGTCTCGGAAATCCACATGCTGGCCCGGATCATGGCCGGCAAGCCGGACGTGCCGGCGTGGGTGCCGGCGCGGATGAGCGTCAAGCAGCAGCAGAGCGACCTGGCGTATCGGCTGACGAAGGCCACCCGCGAGGTGTTCATCAAGGAAGGCCCGGCGGCGCTGGAGGCGTTCGCCAACAAGGCCCCCGGCCAGTTCATCAAGTTCGTGGGGGCCACGTTCATCCCGAAGCAGATCGAAGCCAACGTGACGCAGTCGCCGGGGCAGAGCATGGACGCGGAAACCGCCGACGCCCTCCTGGCGGCCATTGCCGAGGAACTCCAGCGCCGGCAGGACGAGGCCAAGGAAGTCGCGGCGGTCCGGCCGCTCGACTACGAGCCGCCCGCCGAGATCGTGGACATGGTGCGGCAGACGGCCGAGACGTTCCACATGGCGACCGAGCCGACGATGTCGCCGGGGTCGGCGAAGAACGGGCATCCATGGAACTTGTCGCACGGGCTCCCGAAGGTAATTGACCTGGAAGCCGATGTCGAGGAGGTTGACTGGGATGAGTGAACACTTCAGGAAGTTTGCGATCCTCTACGGGCTCGCGATCTGGACGGTGATCGGAATGTTCACCATGGGCGGCCTCACGGTCGGATCGAACAGCGAATACGCAAGGGTGCTGAAATGAGCGATCCAGCCGACGCTGTGACTGAGATGCTGGTGAGGACCGTACCGGGGGCTCCGGCGCATTTGCTGGCCGATGCGGCGGAGAAGTTTCGCCGGATCATCGACAACGAGCGGAGACGTGCTAGACACGATGCCATCACGGAACTCGTGCGGTTCGGAATGCACGAAGCCGCTGACAAGTTGAGGGGAACAGAAGCATGAGCGATGCTCTGACGAAGATGCGGGCGGACCCGCGCCTGAAGAAGCCGGAAAGCCGCGTGCTCGACCGGCAGGACCGCGTCGAAGCCACCAACTCGGCCGATGCCAAGAAGGCCCGCGAGGTGGTGCGCAAGCTCTGCACGGGCTCGCTGCCGCTGATCGCGCAGGCCATCGCCAAGGTGACGAGCGATCTCGGCGTCAAGCATGCGCTCCAGGAGGCGTTCGACCGGTTCGCGGTCGCCAACGACGCCTACATGCGCGAGGAACTGAAGCCGCGCGACCGCCTGATCGAGTGGATGGGCGTCGGGCACGGCGTCATGCCGCCGCTGCCGCCGGGCTCGCCGGAGCACAAGGTCGAACTCGCGGAAGCGTGGAACGCGCTGCTCACCCTGGTCAACGAGGCCACGAAGGTCGGCATCCACAAGCCGCACCGCGAGCACCCGATCATGCTGAAGGTCGATCTGGAGACCGCCAACACCCCGGCTATCATCCTGCCCGGCAGCGCGGAGTGGGATTGATGGACACGGCGGAACTCGTGGCCGAGAAGGGGAAGACCCACGGCAGCTTCGACCTGACGGCTGAGCGCGCCAGCAACCTGCAAGACATGACGCGGACACGGATCGTCGAGCCCCCGGTTGTCCGCCACGGCCGCGAGATGATCTGCGTCAAGCTGGCGCGGATCGCCTCAGGCGACCCCCTGGCGGCCGAGCACTGGGACGACATTGCCGGCTATGCGAAGCTCGTGGCCGACTGGTTGCGGGAGAACCGGCGTGACTGATCTGCGCACCCTGACTGACGACGATCTCCAGGCGCTGTTGCAGCGCGTCAACGCGGCCAAGCAGGAGCAGGCCAAGCTGACGAAGCTGGAGGACTACCGGCCATACCCGAAGCAGATGCTGTTCCACGAACTCGGGAGCCGCTACCGCGAGCGCCTGTTCGCCGCCGGCAACCAGCTTGGGAAGACCTACTCCGGCGCGGCCGAGCTTGCCTACCACCTGACCGGCCGCTACCCGCCCGGCTGGAAGGGGCGTGTGTGGACGCGGCCGACATCGTGGCTCGCCGGATCGGAGAGTGGCGAGTTGACACGCGACGGTATGCAGCGCCTGCTCGTCGGCCCGCCGTCGATTGAGGAAGCCTGGGGGACCGGGCTTATCCCGCGCGAGTGCTTCGCGCAGAAGCCGAAGCGCCGTGCCGGCATTAAGGACGCCATTGACGCGGTCGTGGTCAACCACATCCACGGCGGCCAGTCGGTGGTCCGCTTCAAGAGCTTCGATCAGGGCCGGTCGAAGTGGCAGGCCGACACGGCGGACGGCGTGTGGCTCGATGAAGAGCCGCCCTATGACGTGTACGAAGAGGCCGTGACCCGCACGAACGCCACGAACGGGATGGTTTACATCACCTTCACGCCGCTGAAGGGCATGTCCCAGGTGGTGATGAAGTTTTTCCAGAGCCCCGGTAATGACCGCATCGTCGTGCAGATGACGATTGAGGACGTGGGACACTATTCAGCGGAGCAGAAGGCGAAGATCATCTCGTCCTACGATGACGCCACCCGAGACGCCCGCACTAAGGGCATCCCGGTCCTCGGCTCGGGGCGGGTGTTCAACATCCCCGAGGACACGGTCAAGATCGACCCCATCCGCATACCAGACCACTGGGCGCGCGTCGGCGGCATGGACTTCGGGTGGGATCACCCGTTCGCAGGGATCGAGCTTTGCTGGGATCGCGACACCGATACGCTCTACGTGACCCGTGAGTACCGGGAGACCAAGCAGACGCCCCTCGTCCACGCCGCCACGCTGAAGCAGTGGGGCGGGCTCCTGCCATGGATGTGGCCGCATGACGGCAATCAGCACGACAAGGGCTCCGGCGTCCAGCTTGCCAAGCAGTACCGCTCCGCCGGGCTGCTGGTTCACCCGTCTCATGTCACATTCGAGGACGGGTCGGTCGGTGTCGAGGCTGGCATCATGGAGATGTTGACACGGATGAACGAGGGGCGGTGGAAAGTTTTCAGCACCTGTACGATGTGGCTGAACGAGTTCAATCTGTACCACCGGAAAGACGGTTTGATTGTGAAGCTGAACGATGACTTGATCTCGGCCAGCCGATACGCCATGATGGGGCGGAGGTTCGCCCGTGCCCCGAGCCGCCGCACATCGTGGATGGGGGACTACCGCCAGTCGGTTGTAACGGCGGCAGGGACGGGCGAAGTGAAGCTCTGAAAGGAAGATTGCCATGTCTGGACTGTTAGGGGGGAGCACGCCCAAAGTCACGCAGCCGTCGCCGGCTCCGCAGGTTGACGACGCCACCGCCAAGATCAACTCGGAAGACGCCGCAGCGCGCCGACAGGGCCGGAAGACAACGATCCTGACCAGCGACAGCGGCCTGCCGAACCTCGGAACCACCAGCCGCGTGGGGCAGTAAGCTGTGGATGACGACCGCGCCAAGACACTGAGCGAGCGCCTGAAGAAGCTCCAAGCAGATCGTGTGAACTTCAACACGACTTGGGAGAAGATCGCGCGTGTCGTGCTCCCCACCTCGGTCGGGTTTACCACGACCTATGCTCCGGGCACGAACCTGAACCAGGACGTGTTCGACAGCACGGCGCAGTTGGCGCTCCCGCGCTTTGCCGCTGCGATTGACACGCTGGTCACGCCACAGACCAGCAAGTGGCACATGCTCGCGCCGAAGAACCGAGCGCTGAACCGGTCGTCGAAGGTGCGGGTGTTCATGTCGAACCTGAACGATCTGCTGTTCGCCGTGCGCTATGCGCCGCGCGCCAACTTCGCGAGCCGCGCCTACGAGACCTACATGAGCCTCGGGGCCTTCGGCAACGGCGTGCTCTACGTGCATGACGCCCGGCCCGGCATTCGCTACGTCTCCGTCCACCTGTCGGAAATCTGGTTCGACGAAGACCACAACGGCGTCATCGACACCGCCTACTGGGTCCACGAATACACGCAGCGCCAGGCGGTGCAGAAGTGGGGCGACAAGCTGCCCGAGTGCATCCGCAAGGATGTTGATGTCAATCCGCTGAAAAAGGTCAAGTTCTGCAAAGCGGTGTTCCCGCGCGCCGAACGTGATCCGCAGCGGCGCGACAGCAAGAACATGCCGTTCGCGTCGGTCGTCTTCTACGTCGGGGACGAGACCACCGTCGTCGAGGAGAGCGGCTACCGCACATTCCCGTTCGCCGTGGCCCGCTACGTCACGTCGCCGCGCGAAGTCTACGCTCGCGGCCCGGCGCAAGACGCGCTGTCGGACATCCTGACCCTCCAGGAGATGGTCAAGACGAGCCTGCGCTACGGCCAGCTTGTGACCGACCCGCCGTGGATGGCCGCCGACGCGGACAGTCTCGATCCGTTCGCCGTGCGCCCCGGCGCGATCAACTACGGCTACCTGTCCCCGGACGGGCAAGAGCGCATCAAGCCGCTGCGACCGCAGGGGGAAACCGGCTTCACGCTGGAGCTTCTCGACCAGCGCCGGCAGGCGATCAATGGCGCGTTCCTGGTCAACCTGTTTCAGGTGCTCGTCCAGAACGGGTCGGACCGCAAGACCGCGACAGAAGTCATGCAGCTTGTCCAAGAGAAGGGCGCGCTGCTCGGCCCGATCGGCGGCAGGCTCCGCACCGAGTTCCTCGGCACGATCATCGAGCGCGAGATCGACATCCTGTTCCATGCCGGGGCGATCAACCCGGATGACGTGCCGGACGAGCTTCGCGACGACAGCGGTCTGGACATCGAATACGACAGCCCCCTGACCCGCGCCATCAAGGCCGAGGAGGGGGTCGGCATTCTGCGCACGCTGGAGTTCGCCGGCCAGATGGCGCAGTTCGACCAGGGCGTGATGAAGAAGGTCAACACCGGCCGCGCGCTGGAGCGCATGGCCGACATCAACGGCGCGCCGCCGGACATCCTGTTCGACGAGGCCGAGATGCAGCAGAAGGCACAGGGGGATCAGCAGGCCGCGCTCGCGCAGCAGGCGGTGGAAGCCGCCCCCGGCATCGCCTCGGCGGCCAAGGACTTCGCGCAGGCGCAGATGCTGTCCGCCAAGGCCCAAACGCTAACCCCCGGCGCAGCAGGAGGAATTTGACATGGCAACAAAGGGCCGCAACAGATCGGACGTTGGCACTGCCGAGGACTACTTCTCCATCACTCCGAACGACGGGGCCGATCTGTCTGTCGAGACGAGATGGATCAGTGTAGCCACTGCCGGGGACTTGGCGGTGCAGAAGCTGGACGGCACCAGTGCGACGCTGACGTTGCCGGTCGGGCTTTTTCCGATCCGCGCCAAACGGGTACTGAGCACCGGTACGACTGCATCCGGTCTGGTCGGGTACGTGTGATGCAGGAACTCGACCGCAGGAGCGAAGAAGGTCCACTGGAGCGGACCCTACAGGCGGCGACAGAGCACACATCTGCCGCCGTCATCATCTCCGTCGAACCAGATGGAACTCTGACGGTCGGGTGGATCGCCAGGGAGGACGCACCCCAAGACATGCTGATGCGCCTGCTGTGCGGTTCGCAGAGCGCGCTGAACATGATCGCGGCGCTGCTCACCGAGCGGGGCACAGTGAACTGATGACCAGCCCAAAGACAAAAGCGCGGGTCCGCCAGCAAGCACTGCGGGCGATGTGCATCGGTCCGGATGGACAACTCACCAAAAACGCCAGGTTGATCCTTGCGTACCTCCGAAAGGAGTGCAACGGTGACGGAAGATACGGTCCACCCGTGTCGCAAATTACAGGGACTATTGATCCGCTCGCGATGGCGCGGGCGGCCGGGCGGCGTGAAATCTTCGACCTTCTCACCAGAATGCTGAGTGTGACGCTCGAAGAACGCCATAACTTGGAGGAAGACCTATGAACATCTACCAGCGAATGCTCATGAGCGCAGGCATCGTCCGCGCACCGGAAACCGGTGGCGGCAGCGGTGGCGGGGCCACGTCCGTGTTCGGCGGCCAGGGCCAGGGCCAGGGCCAGGGCCAGGGCCAGGGCCAGGGCCAGGGCCAGGGCCAGGGCCAGGGCCAGGGCCAGGGCCAGGGCCAGGGCCAGGGCCAGGGCCAGGGCCAGGGCGGTCAGGGCGGTCAGGGCCAGGGCCAGGGCGGTCAGGGCGGGTGGTTCGACAAGCTCTCCGCCGAGGACCGTGCGTGGGCTGAGAGCAAGGGCTGGAAGTTGGAGACGGACCCGTTCACGATCTTCCAGAGCTACCAGAACCTGGAGAAGCTGTTCGGTGCCGACAAGGCCGGCCGCACGGTGATGCTGCCGAAGGACGAGAACGACAAGGCGGCGGTCGATGCCATCTACGACAAGCTCGGGCGGCCGAAAGACCCCAAGGAGTACAAGATCGACATCCCGGCCGGCGCGGACCCGGCGTTCTCCGACGCGGCGCGTACCTGGTTCCACAAGGCCGGCCTGACACAGGCACAGGCGGCGGCCGTCACGGAGAGCTACAAGGCCCTCGAACTTGACGCGGTGCAGAAGGTTCAGACCGAGCACGCGCAGCAGGTCGAAGGGCTCCAGAGGGAGTGGGGCGCGCAGTTCGATCAGAAGGTCGAAGTCGCGAAGGCGGCGCTGAAGGCCGCCGGCATCACCGAGGCGCAGACGAAGGCGGTGGAAAGCGCCCTCGGTCCGGCGACGGCGGCCAAGATGTTCGAGTTCTTCGGCCGCAACTACTCGGAAGCTGGCCCGCCCGGCAACGAGACGCGGACCGCGCCCGGCTTCACCAATCTCACCCCGGCGGCGGCGTCGCAGAAGATGGAGCAGCTTCGCGCGGACCCGAACTTCATGGCGCGCTACGACCACGCCGACCCGAAAATTCGGGCGCAGGCGATCGAGGAGATGGACAACCTCGCCAAGATTGTGGTCAACAACCGCGCGTGATATTACTGAAGTGCCCTCCTTGGGCGTTTCCTCCCTAAGACTTGCGGGCCGGGTGCAAACCCGGCCCGTTTTTCATTGAGTTGACAGCTTAACGGCGCAGCAGTACAACGTGAACAGCGTCGGGGTTGACGGCCGCCAAAGGCACAAGCCCATAACCCGACAGCCCCGACAAACGTCGGCCCGGCATGTGCTGGATAACCGCGAAACCAAGGAAATCTTAACCCCTCGCGGGAGTTCAACCATGTCCTACACCGTCCAGCAGCATCACGTTCTCCAGTTCTCGCGGAACGTCGAACAGCTTCTCCAGCAGCGCGGGATGAAGCTGCCCGGTTTCTGTCAGCAGGGAACCTACACCGGCAAGTCCGGCTCCGTCGTCGATCAGATCGGCACCGTTGGCGTGATCCGTGACCGCGCCCGCCACGCCGACACCCCGCACCTGTCCGTGCCGGGCGATCGTCGGTGGGTCTACCCCCACTCGCTCACCTCGTCCACGCTGATCGACAACATCGACGTGGCGCGCATGCTGATCGACCTGAAGTCCGCCTACGCCGCCGCCATCTCCGAGGCGCTCGGCCGCGCGGCGGACGACGAAGTCGGTGCGGCGTACTTCGGCGCGTCGGCGACCGGCGAGCAGGGCCTGTCCACGATCTCGTTCCCCGGCACGCAGCAGGTCGGCGTCAACGTCGGCGGCGCGAACTCGGGCCTGAACGTGCCGAAGCTCCGCACCGCGAAGCGCCTGCTCATGGCGGCCGGTGTGGACCTGGCGCGTGAGAAGGTCTACTGCGCGATCTCGTCCGTCGAGCACGACAACCTGCTCGGCGAACTCCAGGTCACGAACATGGACTACAACGACAAGCCGACCCTCGTGGACGGCCGTGTCACCACGTTCATGGGCTTCAACTTCGTCCACGTCGAGTGGCAGGCCACGATGACGGACGGCGTCACCGCGCAGTACCCGCTGTCGCTGGCGACGATCGCCCCCGGCGGCCTGGCGTCCACGACCCGCTACATCCCGGCCTGGGTTGAGAGCGGCATGCACTTCGGCCGGTGGGGCGGTCTGGAAACCCGCGTCGATCCGCGCCCGGACAAGAACTACAACACGCAGGTGTGGGCCGAGATGAACGTCGGTGCCACCCGCACGCAGGAGAAGAAGGTCGTCCAGATCGCCTGCAACAGCGCCTGATCGGCCGCGCCGGGGCCTAGTGCCCCGGCTCCCCTCGCGACAACCACATTCCGGGAGTTCCCACCATGGCAAAGTATTTCTCCAACGAACAGCAGTACCTCGGCGCGGTTCCCCCGACGCCTCCGGGCGACGAGGCCCTCGGCGGCCGTATGCGCTGCTACCGGGCCACGATCCCGCTCGACGCGCCGAAGCTCTCGCCGTCGCAGAACGGCGCGGGCGTCACCACGGCCGACACCGTCTCGCTGTGCAAGGTTCCGGCGGGCATGCGCTTCATCAAGGGCACGCTGACCTCGTCCGTGTCGCTCGGCACCTCGACGATCTCGATCGGCAACGCGGCGGACGCGGCCAAGTACCGCGCGGCTGCGGTCTTCACCGCCACCGACACGCCGACCGACTTCGGCAAGGCGGTGGCGATGGCGAACGGCGCGAACAACGCCGACGAGGAAGTGCTGCTCACCGTCGCGACGGCGAACCTGCCGACCACGGCCGGCGCGAAGCTGATCATTGACATGATCTTCGCCGGGCCGTAAGGTTCGGCGCAGGGCGATCTCTGCGGAGGCCGGGGTGAACGCCCCGGCCTTTTCATGTTTTCAGGGGCGCGGCATGCTGTCGAGAACGCAAGTCATCAACAACGGGCTCCGGCTCATCTCGGCAAACCTCATCGCTGATCCCGACGAGGACACCGAAAGCGCGCGCCAGGCCAAGGAAGTCTACGACCAGATCGTCCGGGCGGAGCTTGAAGCCCATGCCTGGTTCTTCGCCAAGGTGCAGGCGGCCCTGCCCGAGAACGCCACCGCCCCGCTGTTCAAGTTCGGCCACGCCTACAACCTGCCGTCCGACTTCGTCCGGCTCGTCGAGCTTGACGGGCGGTGGGTGTTCTCGACGATCCGGCACGTCGATGTGAACCCGATCCCGCTGTATGAGCTTCACGGCCGCGCCATCTTCACCGATCTGACGGCTCCGCTGAACATCGCGTATCTGCGGGATATGTCGAGCGAACCGACCTCCTGGACCCCGCTGTTCGGCAACGTCGTGTCGGCCGCGCTCGCGGTGGTTCTGGCGATGCCGCTGACCAAGTCCGAGGGCATGGTGTCCCTGGCGGAGAAGCTCTACCAGAAGGAACTCATGCGCGCGAAGCGGTCTAACGCGATCCAGATGCCGCCGCAGAACATGCCCGACAACTCCTGGATCACAGCGAGGCTTTACTGATGCCGAGGGCGAAACCCATCCTCACGTCGTTCAACGGCGGCGAGCTTTCGCCGCTGCTGGATGGGCGCGTGGATCAGGACAAATACTTCACCGGGTGCAAGACGCTCACCAACTTCATCCCGACCGTGCAGGGGCCGGCGCGGCGGCGCGGCGGGACCAGGTTCGTCGGATCGGTGAAGGTCGCGGCCAAGCGGGCATGGCTCGCGGACTTCGTGTTCTCGGCCGGGCAGGCGTATGTCCTGGAGTTCGGCGACAATTACCTGCGCTTCTGGACGAACCGGGGCCAGCTTCTCGGGGGCGATGGGGTCAGTCCGTACGAGGTGGTGACGCCGTATTCGGAAGCTGACCTCATAACCGCAGAGGGCACGTTTGCGCTGCGGACGCTTCAGTCGTCCGACGTGATGTGGATCGTCCACTCGGAAGGGAAGTACCCGCCCTACCGGCTGTCCCGGCGCGGCGCGATCGACTGGACCCTGGCCCCCGAGGAGTTCACGGACGGCCCGTTCCGCGACGTGAACACGGATAGCGCGCTGACCATGCAGGCCGGCGGGACGACCGGGACCGTCACGGTGACGGCCAACTCCGCGCTGTTCAAGCCCGGTCACGTCGGCTCGCTGCTCGTCCTGAACAGCTTCAACCCGTCAACCGTTGCGCCGTATCAGACCTACAAGAGTGTCGCGATTGGCAACCGCGTCCGCAACGCCGGCAACGTCTACGAGGCGCAAAACGCCTTCACCTACGCCTCCGGCGACCAGACGCAGCGGTACGTCCCGACGCACACGGAAGGCGACGCCTACGACGGCGCTGTTACCTGGCGCTATCTCCATTCCGGCTACGGGTGGGGCAAGATCATCTCCGTCAGCGGAGACGGGCTGTCCTGTCAGCTTCAGGTGACTTCGCGTTTGCCCGAAGAAGTGGTCTCGGCCAGCACGCGGCGGTGGGCGTTCAGCGAGTTCTCGTCAGTCTACGGCTGGCCCACGGGCATCGCGTTCTTCAAGGAGCGGCTCACCTACACGCGCGGCAAGCAGGTGTTCCACAGCATCGTCGGCGCGTTCACCAACTTCGCCCGCAAGGACGCCGGCAGCGTCACGAGCGAAACGGCCATGTCCTTGTCCCTGGCCGCCGACAAGCTCGACAGCATCCGCTGGCTCGCGCAGTCCCGCACGCTCGTGATCGGTTCTGCGCGAGCCGAACTGGCACTCGGCGAGCAGACGACGCAGCAGGTCTACAGCGCCACCAACGTGCAGAACGTCCCGCAGACGGAGTACGGTTCGCGGCTGTTGCGCCCGCTGCGCGTCGGCGAAAGCGTGCTGTTCGTCGAGCGCGCCGGCCACCGCATCCGGGACATGAAGTTCGACTTCACGATCGACCGCTACAAGGCCGAGGACATCACGGTCTTGTCGGAGCACATCTTCGACGGGTCGGAGGTGCTCGGCGACACCGAGCAAGAGCAGCGCGACATCGTGGACTGGGCGTACCAGCAGCAGCGCGACAGCATCGTGTGGTGCGTGCTCTCGGACGGAACCCTGGCGTCCCTGGTGTTCAACCGCGAGCGCGGTGTCATCGCGTGGACGCCGCACTACCTCGGCGGCAACGCGATCGTCGAGGCCGTTCAGAGCATTCCGTCGCCGGACGGCCGCACGGATGACGCCTGGTTCATCGTCCGCCGCACCGTCAACGGGCAGACGCAGCGCAGCGTCGAGTACCTCACCGACTACCGCCTGGTGAAGAAGAGCGCGGCTGAAGCGGTGCATGTCGATTGCAGCACCACGTATCGCGGCGTGGCGACGAAGGTCGTCACGGGCCTGGCGCATCTCGAAGGCCAGACAGTCAGCATCTGCGTGGACGGGTCGAACCACCCGGACAAAGTCGTGTCCGGGGGCCAGATCACGCTCGATCGAACCGGTGAGCTTATCCACATTGGCTACCGCTTCGTCTCCAGGATGCAGACCATGCGCCTGGAGGTGCAGGGTGGCGGCGGCACGTCGCAGACTACCCGCAAGGGTATTGCCGAGGTGTGGCTGCGGCTTCAGTCAACGATCGGCGGGCGTGTCGGACCGACGTTCGACCGGATGGACGAGATCAGGACGCTGGATCCGCGCAAGCCGGTCGGAACGCCGCCGGCTCTCTACAGTGGGGATTACAAGCTCCAGTTCCCCGGCGGGTACGAGACCGACGCCTATGTGTGCTACGAGCAGCGCATGCCGCTGCCGGCGACCCTCGTCGCTGTCGTTCTCAGGGTGCAGATCAATGATTGAGTTCTCCACCGAAGTGCGCCCCTCCATGGCGCTCGAACTGGAGCCGCACAGAGGGCAGGCGCGGCAGGCCCCGCTCACCTCTACGAACCTGTTTCGCCTCGTCTCCAGTGGCCCCGCCTGGGCTGTGCGTCTAGACGGAAAACTCGTTGCGCTCGGGGGCCACACTCCGGTGTGGCCTGGAAGGACGATTTTGTGGGGCTACCTGGGGGCGGACTGCGGTCCGGCGCTCCCGGTAATGACCCGCGAAGTCCTGCGGCAAATCAAGGCCATGGAGGTTGAGTTTCCGCGCATGGAAGCCTATGCTGAACGCCACCACAAGGAGGGCCACCGTTGGCTGCGTCTCCTCGGCTTCAAGCATGAGGGCGTGATGCGGAAGTTCTGCGACGGGGTTGACTATTCGATGTATGCACGGGTGACGTGATGGCTTTCCTTGTTCCTGTCTTCTCCGCGATCGGGTCGGCTGTCGGAAGCGTCTTCGGCGGCACGGCTGTCGCAGGCACGGCCGCTGCCGGTGCCACGGCGGCCAGCGGGTTCTCCCTCGGCACGGTGCTGACGGTGGGCTCAACCCTCCTCGGCGCGGTGGGGGCCATTCAGCAAGGCCAGGCGGCCAAGCAGGCGGCCGAGTACAACGCGCAGGTCCAAGAGGCGCAGGCGAAGGTTGCGCAGGATCAGGGCGCGGCCAAGGCCACTGAAATATCCATGCGCACGCGCCAGCGGCTTGCCGCATCCCGAGCGGCTGGCTTGGAAAGCGGGCTCGAACTGGACGGCAGCGTCGGCGATGTGCTCGACACTGTGCAGAAGCAGGGCGCGCTCGACCAGTTGACCGCGCTCTACGACAGCAATCTTCGTGCGCAGGGGCTGCGGCAGAGCGCCGAAGCCGAGCGCGCGAAAGGCAGCAACGCGGTCGCGGCGAGCTATATCGGCGCGGGCTCGTCGCTGCTCACCGGCTTCTCCAAGCTCTACCAGGTGTGATCTATGGCTCGTCTCCCCATCGACATCATGACCGCCGGAAACCGCAACGAACTGCCCACCGGGCAGTTTTCGGTTGAGAAGGCGACGGCGGACAATTTCGGCGGGCAGGTCGGCCGGGCGCTGGAGGGGCTCGGTGACGCCGGCCTGGCCCTGGCCGCCAAGATCAACGCGAACCAGCGGCAGCTTCAGCAGTTCGGCTACGAGGATCAGTTCGTCAAGCTCCAGGAGCAGGACAACACTGAATACGAGCAGCGGTATCGCGGCATCTCCGGTTCTGCGGACGGCTGGTGGGGCGGCTCCCGCGCGGCGACCAAGGCGCGCATGGACGAGTGGCTGAAGACCCTGCCCGAGCAGGTGCGGGCGGAGTACCAGGTCAAGGCCGACAGGTTCATCGCCGGCCGGACGGCGCAGGCGTTCAAGGACCAGTTTCAGCAGCAGGACACCAACACGAAGCAGACGCTCACCGAGGAGCAGCGAAAGGCCGGGCTCCAGGTCCAGCAGAACCCGCTGACCTACGAGCAGTTCGTCCAGCAGCAGACCGATCTCATCGACAAGTCCACGCTCCCGCCGGCCGAGAAAGAGCGGCTGAAGGCCGAAGCTCGCAACGGGCTTGCCTACACGGCGGAGCTTGCGCGTGCGCAGAAAGACCCGGAAGGCGTGGCGAAGCGCCCGACGCCGACATTCTCCCCGGATGTGAACTCGGCGGTGGACAAAGCCGCCGCAGCCAACGGGCTCGATCCGGCCATGATGCGGCGGTTCGCGCAGATTGAGAGCGGCGGTAGCCCTGGGGCCGCGACCGGCTCCTACAAGGGGCTGTTCCAGATGTCGGACGCCGAGTTCACCAAGTATGGCGGCGGCAACATCTGGAGCGCCGAAGACAACGCCAATGCCGCAGCGCGCAAGATCAAGGCAGAGGCCGCCGAGTTCAAGGCGAAGTACGGGCGCGATCCCACCGCCACCGATCTCTACATGCAGCACCAGCAGGGCGTCGCCGGCTACGCGGCGCACATGGCGAACCCGAACGCTCCGGCGTGGCAGAACATGCTGTCCACGGCGGAGGGGAAGGAGAAGGGCGAAGCGTGGGCGAAGGCCGCCATCTGGGGCAACATCCCGGCCGACATCAAGGCGCAATTCCCCGGAGGCGTGGACACTGTCACCAGTGCTGCGTTCGTCAACGTGTGGCGACGCAAAGTGGACGGCTATGCCAGCGCCACCATTGCCTCCGGCGCGCTGACACCGGAGCAGGCGGCGTCGGTGCAGGAGACTGCGCGGCGGCAGATCAGCGCGCAGGAGCAGCAGCGCGCCGCGCAGTACGAGGCGGACCAGACCGCCAAGCGGAACCAGCTTTACATCGACTTGAAGGAGGGCTCGTCCCCCGACGCCGCGTACCGGGCGGCGCGCCAGTCCGGCTTGCTGTCCGACTTCGCCGACATCGAGAAGGCGGAGAAGATCATCAAGGAGCGGAACAAGGGCGAGGAGGACTACGGACGCGGCCTGGCGCTCATGCAGGGCGGGCGTGTCGTGGCGAACCCCTACGACAAGGACCACCGCGACGGCGTGCAGGCGTTCTACGATCGGACGGTCAAGGGCGGTGCGGATCCGGCGGCTGCGGCTGCGGCGGTGTTCGACCGCACCGGCATCGTCCCGCCTTCGTTCGCCACGGCGATGCGCGGCGCGATGATCTCGGAAGACCCGGCGCGCGTGGCGGCCGGGCTCACGACCGCGTCCAACATGATGCGGCAGAACCCGAACGCCTTTGCCGGCGTTGAGGGCGGCAGCGATCTGGAGAAGAACGCCAACGAGTACCGCCGGCTCACGGAGCAGTTGGGGCTGTCGTCCGAGCAGGCCGTGCAGCGCATCCTCGCCGACGCCCGCGATACGACGAAGTTGGACCCGGTCCGCCAGGAGCAGCTTCAGCAGTTCAGGAAGCAGAGCCTGACGCAGGATCAGATCGACGCGCGGCTGCGGTCCACGTTCTCGTCGTGGAGCCCGTTCAGCAACGCGCCGTTTAGCGTTCAGCTTCCGACCGGGCCGCAACGCACCGCCATGGCGTCGATCTATTCCGAGTTCGCCACGGAGGGGTTCGAGAAGTTCCGCGACCCCGACAAGGCCCTGGCGTTCGCCGACATGCGGGTGCAGCAGCAGTTCGGTGTGCAGAATGGCGTGCTCATGAGGTTCCCGCCGTCCAAGGCAGGCTTGCCGCGCCTGGCGGGCACCGGGGGCGACGGCTTCGGCTGGATCAACGAGCAAGGGGCTGACGTTGTCAAGGCACAGCTTGGCGTTACCGTGGACCCGTCGCAGATCATCCTGGCTCCGATCGAGCGCGACGGCGTCAGCACCCGCGCGGCGTTCAATGGTCAACCGACCACTGTTACCCGCAATGACAGCGGGCGGCCGGAGCAACGCACGACCTTCCAGTCCGTACCTTACATGATCATGGTCATGCCGAAGACGCCCGACCAGGATATGCTCGTGGTGAACGGTGCGTTCTTCCCTGATGTTGACACGTATGTTGCGGGGAAGAACAAGAAGATCGAAGCTGACAACGCGAAAGCTGCGGAAGCACCGCCGGTCTACTATGATCCCTACGGTTTCTCCGCGCCCGTGCAGCCGTATCAACAGAAGCTCCTGGAAACGCCCGAGCAACAGCAGCGGCGTGAGCAGGCGGCCAAGGAGGAGGAGCTTCGGGCCTCGCAAGCCAAGGAGCGCGACAGCCGTGAGAAGTTCCAATCGGGGACCGATCGCGAGGTGAAGCAGCGCGAGGACACGATCGCCAAGCTCAACGAGCGGCTGAAGGAGTTGGACAAGTCCGACAACCCGTTCACGGCGCAGGCTTCCCGCAACCTCATTGACGGCGAGATCATGCGGTTGCAGGGTGAGATCATGCAGCTTCAGAAGAACGCCGAGACGAGGAAACGTCGATGACCTTCAAGACCTTCGACCAGCTTGACCAGGAAGCGGGAGCGAACGCGCTGTTCTTCGACTACGCGAAGAAGCCGGCGCGGCCGGACCTGGCCGGCTACGAGACGCCGGAGATGCTCGCCAAGGCGCAGGAGATCGCTGACCGGTCCGTTGTCGCCGCCGCGTTCCGCCAAGACAACGTCGTCGGCTCGCTCATGTCGCGCAAGGACATGGGCGTGGACAACACCGACGACCGCACGTTCGACCCGGTCGCGTATGTCAAGGAGCACAACCTGACCGGATACGAAGACAGCTTCATGGGTGTGCTCAACTCGCGCAAGGCCGACGCGATCAAGTCGCAGATTGAGATGGAGCAGCGCGACCGCGAGACGCTTCAGGCCGCCGGGTGGACCGGGACGCTCGCGCAGATCGCTGCCGGGGTGTTCGACGCGCCTACGCTGATCCCCGGCACGGTGGCGATCCGGGGGGCCAAGGGGGCCTGGTCTGTTGGGCGGTCCGTGCTGATGGCCGGGGCTTCTGCTGCGGCGACGCAGGCTGTCACCGAGGGGTTCTTGCAGGCGTCACAGCAAACGCGCACGGCCGAGGAGAGCTACCTGAACATCGGTGCCGCCGCGATCATGGGCTCGCTCCTCGGCGGCGGCGTTGCGGCGGTGCTCGGGAAGAACGAGCGCATCGCGGCGGAGAAGGCGCTTGCGAACATCGCGGACATCCAGTCGGGGGCAAAACCGAATGAGTTCGTTCATGCGCAGGTGTTGGAGCAGCGCGGCGCGGCTGCTGGCGGCGCTGACGTTGCCGATGGCGCATTCTTCGTTGACCCGGTTCAGAAGGCCAGGACGCGGGAAGAACTGGCAGTCGAGGGTGCTGCGGCCGGCAAAACCGTTCAAGCCACCTCGTGGTTCAACCCCGTGCTCCGTGCCACGCAACGCTATGCGGCATCGGCGCGACAGGTAGGCAACGTTCTCTACGAGAACACGATCTACCGCGCCATGCACTCGGCCGGCGACACGACCGGCGTGTCCGTCGAGGCGGCTATGCGGACCCGCGTGTCCGCGCTACAGGCCGAAGCCGGCGCGGCGGCCGAAGCCGCGTACAAGGAGATGCGCGGTCAGGGTGTGCGCATGAGCCGGGACGACTTCTACAGCGAAGTCGGCCGGGCCATGCGCAACAACGACGTGAGCGACAACCAGTTCGTCTCGCGGGCGGCGCAGGGCTACCGCAAGCTGTTCGACGACTTCACCAAGGACGCGCTGAAACTCGGGCTCTTGGAGGAAGGCGACCTGGACGTGAAGACGGCGGCGAGCTACTTCAGCCGCGTCTACAACCGCGACCGGCTCCTGGCGTCCGAGCCCGAGTTCCTCGACGTGATCGGCAAGCACTTCGCCGACCGCATGGCCCAAGCCTACGATGTCGAGGCGGCGGAGGTGCGGGCCGCGCAGGGTCGCTACCGCCAGAGGATGGAGGACATCGGCCTGGCGGGTCAAGAGCGGGCCGCGCGCATCGATCAGTTGACGAGCGAGGGCAAGGCGCTGGACCAGCAGTTCGCACACCTGAACGATCTGGTGGACGAATTGACGGATGCTCGCGGGCGCGTCCGTGTCGGTGACGGTCCGAGCCGCGAGGCCGCGAAAGAGGACGTTCGTCGCATCTTGGCGCAAGGAGGGGAGCAGCTTCAGGAGTACCTGGCGCGCCGGGCGGACCTGCGCGGGCGCATGCGCAATCTGACCGAGCGGAACCCGGATGCGCAGGCCGCGAAGTTCGAGCGCCTGACCGAGCGCGTGGACGACGTGCAGAACCAGGTTGAGCGGTCGCTGGCGGCGTTCGGCCGCCGCGCCAAGAACCTGCTGAACAAGATCGAAGCCGACCCCGTGGCGAAGGCGGAGGAGCGCCTGGCTGCGGCGGAGAAGGCCGCCCGCGACGCGGCGGACATGCTGGCGAAACACCGGGCGCGAGCCGAGAAGGTCTACGCGCAGTACCTGGACCAGATGAGCCCGCAGGCCGCCTACGAGGAAGCTGCGGCCAAGGCGACGGCCGCTGGAGCCACGGCGCAGGATGCAATCAAAGCCGGCACTAAGGCGGCTGATGACATGACGGCCAGGGTCAAGGCGGCGCAGGCGGCGACCACCAGGTTCGACGCGGCGGAGAAGCGCCTGGCCGCGCTGCTGGAAAAGCTCGCCGAACGCAATGCCGGCCCGGAAGCTGCGAAGGCCCTCGTCGCCGAGATCGAGGGCGTGCTGAAGAACGCCACCGAGGCGGCGGCCGAGACCAACATCCGGCGCGGCGAGCGCGTGGCGCGGCTGAAGGAGCGCGCTGCCAAGGTGTCGCCCGAGGAGGTAAAGGCCAGGGCGGAGGCGCAGCGCGGGCAGTTCGCCAAAGTGCTCGAAGACGTGGAGAACCGCTTCGACGCAAAGTGGGGACCGCGCCGCGCGATCGGCCTGGAGAAGAACGAAGCCTACGATTTTGAGGCGGCGGGCAAGTCTGCGGCGAAGGAGGTTTACGACAAGATCACCGGCAAGGTGCAGCAGCGGGACGACCTGCCGACGTTCATCACGAAGGTGACGAGCGGACCGCTGAAGGACCGCACGTTCATGGTGCCGGACGAGCTTCTCTCCGGTCGCGGGTGGCTGAAGGACGACGTGCGCGAGGTGGCGAACCGCTACTCGCGGGCGATGGCTGGCGAGATCGAACTGACCCGCAGGTTCGGCCGCGCCGACATGCGCGATCAGTTGGAGCAGATCGCGCAAGAGTATTCCGATCTGCGAACCGCAGTTGACGGAGCGCAGTCGGTGGCCGACATCAACCGGCTGCTCGGGCGGAACAAGTATCGCGAGAGCATGGACGTGAACAAAGTCAAGCTCGACGCGCAGAAGCTCCTGGCGCAAGACGAAGCGTCGGCCATCACTGACACGAAGGCCGGGCGCGACCTCATCCGTGGAACCTATAACCAGGGCGTGAACAACACGAACTTCGCCAGTGTGTCTCGCTCGCTCATGCACTTCAACTATCTGCGGCAGATGGGCGGCGTGCTCCTCGCGAACGTGACGGACTTCTACCGCCCGGCCATGGTTCACGGGCTCATGCCGTATCTGCGCACGCTGCCCGACGCCCTGGCACAGATGTTCAACGCCGGCAGCAAAGGGCTGAAGCTCTCGATCCAAGAGGCGAAGCTGGCCGGGCTCGTGACCGAGCGCGTCACGCACGCGCTCCAGGCGGCGAACGGCGACATCGCTGATCCGTTTCTCACCAGGTCCACGCAGATCGAGCGGTTCCTGCAAAAGGCGACGGGGCTGGCGTCCCGGTGGAACCTCGTCAACTCGTTCACCGACGCGCAGCAGGCCATTGCGTCCACCGTGTCGCAGCACCGCATCCTGGAAGCCGTGCTCGGAAACGCCGGAAAAGACGGCTCGTTCATCGGCAAGGTGTCGGACGGCGAGCGTCTTCTGCGCATGCTCGGCGTCGACAAGCAGACACAGCAGGACATCGCCAAGCTGTTCGAGGCGCACGGTCAAGTCGTTGACGGTATCCGTGTCGCCAACACGGAACGCTGGCTCCAGCACGCCAACGAGACCGGCGTGCCGGACGAGATCGCGCGGACCGAGAACGCCGTGCGGGCTTACCGCGCCGCGCTCAACACCGACGTGAACAGCATCGTGTCCCGGCGCGGGCTTGGCGACGCGCCGCTGTTTGCGAACCACCCGGTCGGCAAGATGCTGACGCAGTTCAGCGGCTACGCCATGGGCGCGCACAGCCGGGTCATGATCCGGGGGTTGCAGGAGAGCCATGCGCGGCTGATCGGCGGCCTCGTCACGATGACGATGCTCGGCGGCCTCACGTCCTACCTGGCCGCCTGGCGTGGCGGACGCGAGCGGTGGGAGAAGTATGTGAAGGAGACCGCCGCGAACCCGGCGCTGCTGATCGGTGAAGGGCTGGACCGCTCGGGGTTCTTCCCCGTGCTGTTCGACATCGCGAACCGCGCGGAGCGGGTCTCCGGGGCTGTCGGCTACGACTATCGGTTCAATCCGATCAAGTCGCCGATCGCGGCGCTCGGTGGTAAGGGCGCGATGGGTATCACGTCCACGCGGGCGTCGGACAGCGCGGCTGCGTTCGGCGCGGTGCTGGGGCCTACTGCCGGTATGATCGACAGCGCGGTTGCTGCTGGGCGTGCCTTGGCGGACAAGGCTTCCGGGAAGGCACCTCCGAAGCATGATGTCAACCAGGCGCTTGCGGCTGTGCCGTTTCAAAGCTACTATGGAATGCGCGAACTGCTGCAAGTGTTGACAGGCAATTCCAATTACACGAGGCACTGAAAATGTCGGTTGAAGCCCAAACCGTTGAGTACGTCTATTTGGGCGATGGGGTCACGACGGTATTTCCCTTTCCGTCGAAGTTCTCGTCGAACCAGGACATCATTGTCGGCCTCGACGGACAGGAGCAGACCAGCGGCGTGACTATCGCGGGTGCTGGTGTATCGACCGGCGGAACGGCTACGATCCTCCCGGCTCCTGCTGCCGGTGTTCGTGTGTCTCTGCTGCGCAAGCCGCCCGCCAGCCAGTTGCTCGACTTCGTGAACGGCCAGACGGTGCTCGAAGACGTGCTCGACAGCGGGCTCGACAAGCTGACGATGCTGATCCAGTACCTCCTGCGCGGGTTGAGCAAGTCTGTCCGCCTGTCTGAGTTCGACAGCCAGAACTTGCTGGCGTTGCCGGGTGCTACGGCGCGCGCTAATAAGCTGCTCGGGTTCACGTCTGCTGGGGCGATCACACTGTTCAGCGCGGGGGCAGTGCCGGACGGGATGGCAGCGGTTTTCGGGCGGCTATCGGACACGCCTCTGCTCGGCAAGATTTACTTCATGCCGGCGAACTCGACTGTCAACGTGAACGTCCCAGCCGACGCAGCCACGGTCAAGGACGCGCTTGAGGGCATCGCGCAGTGGGTGCCAGGGAACAACTGCGCGGTGACGGTCACGGTCACGCAGCACATGGCGGCTGTCTCCGATCTCGGGGTGTATACGCGCAACGACGGCTTGTCCGTCACCATCACCGGCCCCGCCCCGCAAGCGCTCTCTGTCACCTCGTTCGACGCACCGACCGGCACAAAGGGCAACCGCTCGATCGGCATCAATGTCGTGAGCGCCGCGAACGTGGCAGTCGGTGACGTTATCGTGATGCGTAACTTTCCGGAAAGCTACGCGGACAGCGGCTCGCTCCCTGCCGGGTCAGCCCCTGTTCGGGGCGCGTTCAACCACGCCTATTTGGCGGGCTCCGGCAACTGCCAGATCAGCATCACCGCTGGCACGACGACGGCGACGTTCTCCCAGGCAGTCACTGCGACGGAGTGCCCGGTCGGGAGCCTGCTGTTTGTCGCCGGCCAGGTGCGGACGGTCACCGCCCGCCCCACGACGACCACGGCCACGGTGTCGTCGAACTGGCGCATAACCCTGGCGTCGCATGTGTACTGGTCGATCCTTGCAGCCGAGCCGGGTACGCTCGCGGCCACGGCCGGGGCTGTAACAGTGACGGGCGGCGCGCTTACGACCGGCCCGTCTCCGGGCGATCTCATCGTAATCGCGGACGCGGACTTCATCGGCGCGATCTATAGCATCACGAACGCTACGACGGCCGTGCTGGAAAACTCCATCACCGTGGCGGGCGGCAAGGGCTTTGCCATTATCCGGCGTTGCTGGGAGCACGAGGCCGCGTTCGAGGTGACGGCAGTTGTCGGCAACAAGGTGACGGTCAAGAACACCTCCTGGTGCGAATACACGCTGCCGTATGTCGGGCTCGTCCCGGCGTCCTGCGTCGCGCTTAAGGCCAGCTTGTCGGTCAGCGCCGGGGCCACTTCCGGGCTCAAGGTCCGGGGCGGCGGCCTGACGCTAAACAACATTGCGGTGAAAGGCGCTGGGTCCACCGGCATTGGCATCGACGCCTCCGGCACTTACGGCGGAGGCGGCACGCTCGTCCTTGGGGCGAACTTTGCCAGTATCGGCTTCTACTACGGCGTGAAAGCGCAGGGCGAGATTTTTGTGAACGCGCAGTCCGCGAGCATCTGCGCCGCCGCGTTTGCAAACTTCTACATGACGAACGGGGCCAACGCCTTTCTCGACAGCGCGCGCCTGTTCGGCGCTGGAACCTACGGGCTGCTCCAGGACGGCGGGCACATCTACGGATCGCGGCTCCGCACCCACGGCAACGGCGAGGATGGCAAGCGCATCGAAGTGGGCGGGTCGTTCTACGGTGACTGGTGCGATTGCTCCAGCAACGGCGGACGCGGGGACCAGGATATCGGCGCGGTGTCGTTCCATTTCGTCGGTTCCCGGTTCATGCTCAACGGCGGCAACGTATCTCCGGGCGGGGGCCTGAACCTCCAGAACGGGCCGAACGGTCGCGGCACCGGCATCGTTGCTTTTCGCAACCGTGGGTGGGGGTTCCTTATCACCCGAAGCACGGCGGAACTATCTTACGCCGTGGCGATGGGTAATTACTCCGGCGGGTGGAGTATCGACGCCGTGTCGAGCGTAGACGCGGAACGCGCCGCCGCCGTGTCGAATTTCGACATCGGCTATGACATTCGGGGCGGTAGTCACCGGCTGCGCAGTGCCCACGTGTGGGGCAATTACGGCGGGGTCATCTGCTACCAGATGGCTCGTGTCGATCTCACGACAGCCTACGTGTCGAACAACGTGTACACCACGCTCAAAGATGTGAACGTGAGTGGGGGCGCTCAAGCCTATGTAGTGGGTGTTCTCGGGAGCCCGGTGTACAACCAGACCATCAACCGTATTCTCAACGCCGGCTCGCTTATTTGCGACGACAGCGTCGTGACCTTCTAAGGAGACGGACATGCTCCCAAACAACTATCGCTGGCTCTCCGCTGAACCCGGCCCGAAGATGCTGCTGGAGGCGCTGAAGCTCTACGGCACGCTGGAGAAGCCCGGCGACGGCGACAACCCGGCCATTCTCGACTGGGCCAAGGAACTCGGCCTGCGCGACTATGACCACGATGCGATCCCGTGGTGCGGGCTGTTCGCCGCGATCATCGCCAAGCGCGCCGGCAAGCCCCTGGCGGCCTCGCCGCTGTGGGCGCGGTCGTGGGCGGACTGGGGCACCAAGAGCCCGAAGGCCGCGCTCGGCGACATCCTCGTGTTCTCCCGCAACGGCGGCGGCCACGTCGCGCTCTATGTCGGCGAGGACGACAACTACTACCACTGCCTCGGCGGCAACCAGGGGGATGCGGTCAGCATCGTCCGCATTTCCAAGGAGCGCTGCATCGCGGTTCGCCGCTTCTATTCCGTGGGCGTTCCTGCTAATGTGCGCTCTGTCAAACTGGCGGCGAACGGAACGCCGTCCACCAACGAAGCATAAGGGGTTTTCAATGAAGGGCTACCGCACTTACCTCGCCGCCGGCCTCGTGGCCGTCTTCGGCGTCCTGGCGTCCACCGACTGGATCAGCTTCTTCAGCGATCCCAAGGCCGGCGCGGTCGCCATCGGCTCGGGCATCCTCATGGCCGTGATGCGCTCGATCACCTCGACGCCGTCCGGCAAGGCGGACTGAGCCATGAACTGGGTCAGCCTCGTCCTGACCGCGATCAAGCTGATTGGCGCTCTCGTTGACTTTCTCCGGGAGCGCCAAATCATATCCGAAACCGAGCAGCGGATGCTCGCCGCCGCTCTTCAAGAGCAAGCGAAGACACTGGAGGCCGCGAATGAAGCTCGCGATGCGCAGCGTCGTAGCAATGCTGGCGTGCCTTGCGCTGACAGCTTGCCAGACGACGGGTTCCGGCGAGATTAACGCACCAGGGGTGAAGGCGGTTCCATGCGCCGCGCTGTCGCCGATCTACTGGTCCAAGGGGGACACGCGGGAAACCCAGGACCAGGTCACGGAGTTCAACGCGGTGGGGGCTCGCGTCTGCGGGTGGAAGGGCAAATGAGCGACGAGGCGATGCGCTGGTTCATCGGCATCGAGATCACGGTGGTGGTGGCCTTTGCGAGCGCGCTGCTCGCGGCGTTCTACCGATTGTCTGACGCGATCAGAAAAGGAGATGACGCCTTGCACACCCGTGTCAACGACATCCGCGACGAGTACGTTCGCCGGACCGATCTCGACGGGCACATGCAGCGCATCGACGGTTCGATGCGGGACATGCGGTCCGACATGAAAGAGCAACACCGCGACACACAGCGCCGCCTGGGCAGCGTATTGGCGGCGCTGAAGTGCGCGATCCCCACGCACCAGGAGAACTGACCATGTCCATCACCGCACAGATCATCAAGAGCGACGGAGCCGCGTCCGGTGATGGCGCTGTCCTCGGCACGCAGACGATCGCGGCTCCCGCGAACATCGACTACATCGGCCCCGGCATGCAGGTGTGGGTGAAGCAGGCGTAAGCCGTCACCCCAGTTCGACGAACATCCGGGCGCTCTGTGCGCCCGGTTCTGTTTTGGCGACCACGCGCACCGTCTCGCCGGCATCGGTCTGCACCGGCTGCGCCAGGCGCAACTCGATCAGGGCCTTGACGTGGCGCAGATCGCCGGACGCCGGCACCTTGTCCCGGAAGTAGTTGTCGGCGGCGGTCAGCACCTTGGCCGCGTCGTAGGTCGCCAGGTGCATCGTGCCGTTGGCGGACATATGAGCCCCGATGATCGTCGCGATGAACTTCGCCTCGCCGGTCATGGTCGCCGAGGGCTCCATGATCCGCAGAGCGTAGCTCGTGTCGCCGCACGGCAGCGGGAAGCTCTGCTTCTCCAGCCACAGCGGCTTCGTCTCCAGGGCGGACAAGTTCTGCTTCGCGTCGTCGATGCGGACGTAGCGGGCCTTGTAGCCGTCGCCGAAGCCGTAGAGCGCCGCGTCGGCCTCGTCGGCCGCGTAGATCGTGCTGGCGATGCGGACCGCGTTGACGATGTTGCCGGCACCGCGCACCGCGTCCGACGAGCCCGCCTGCCGCACGGCCTTGGGCGTGTGGTGCAGCGCCAGGACCGCGATGCTCGCCAGCCTGGCGAGCCCGTTGAGCGCGTCCATCACCTCGCCCATGGCGGTGTTGTCGTTCTCCTCCTCGTGGTGCAGCGACACGAGCGGGTCCAGCACCATGGCGTCGAAGCCCTCGCGCTTGGTGAGGCGGGCGAGTTCCTGGATGTCGGCCATCGCGAACGAGTGGTCCCGGTTCATGAGGCGGAAGCGAAGCTCGCGGCCAGGCCACAGCAGGACGTGCTTCTCGATCTCGCGGGGGTCCAGGTCGTAGACCGCACAGGCCGCGTAGAGCCTGGCTTCCATCTCGTGGCGGCTGTCTTCTAGGTTGTAGACGATCGTCTTGAACGGCCGGTTGACCGTGAAGCCCGCGAAGCTGCGGCCGGCTGCGCCGTGCGCCGCCAGGGCCAGCGAGAAGCCCGACTTGCCGACGCCGCCAGGGCCGGCGAGGACGGCGGCTTCGTTGCGCAGTAGGAGCCTGTGCATGATCCACTCCCTTGCGGGGATCAGTTCGATGGGCGTCATCGCGCGGCTCGCGAACACCTTGTCGAACTTCCCGGCGGACGATGGTGGTGGAGCCGGGGGCAGCACGACGGCGTCGCCCCAGTCGCTCGCGGCTGCGGTCACGCCGCCCGATCCCTGCCGGCGCTGCGCATAGTTCTCCGCGTTCTTCACAATGCCGAGGAGTTCTTCTCGGTTCCACGGCGGCAGGCATCTCTCGTTCCAGTGCTCGGCCATCAAGTCGGCCGCGCGCTCGGCCGATACGCCGATCTCGATCACCCGCGCCGCCACGGCGTAGGTCGTGTTGTTGCCGCCGCGCCCTTCGATGGCGATCGGGGCGTCCTTCAGCAGGTAGTGGATCGCGAAGACAATGTCGTCCGGCTCGTCCACCGACACCGCCGGCCCCTGTTCGCGCTGCTTCGGGTCGCCGCACATAATCACGAAGCCGGCGGGAACCTCGACCGGGCTTGTGTCGTTGATGACGTGGTAGGTGCCGGTGTAGCCCTTCTTGCCGCCGGGGTCCGCAAAGAAGCTGCCGGGACCGACGACGTAGCCGCCGGCCGAGCGAATGTCGATGCCGGGGGCGATGCGGTCAACGGAGTTCTGAACGTCGGGGCCGTGCATGTAGAGGTGCATGCCGCCGCCGGGCGTCTTGACGGTCAGCGTGTCGGGCAGGTCCAGATCGAGCAGCGCGGCGAAGCCGTTCTTCGCGGCGTCCACGTCAACGATCAGCGTCCCCTCGCCGGCCGCCACAGCGTAGTTGTAGTTCGGCTCGAACGCCCACCAGGCCCTGATCTTCGCCGGGTCCGTGGTCGCTTCGATCTTCCAGGCTAGGCCCTTCGGGGGCACCTTGTCCCCCGGTGTGATCGGGAAGACGCGGAACCCTCGACCCGCCCACGCGAGAGCGGCGTCGAGTATCGTCATGTTCAATCCCATTCAACCGAGATATGCTTCGATGAAGGCTTCGATGAAGGCTTCGATGAAGGCTTGGCTTTGCCCGAGCGTGATAGCATTACCGTAACCCCGTCGCCATCTCACCGTCTCCGCTTGACGGCTCTGTAGCTATGACGAAGCTCTCCGAGCACGAGAACATACCCGCGCTTCTTGAGCGCCTTGCGCGCCGCGCCGATGGCGCGGGAACAGCGGCTGTGGAGTCGATCCACCGAAAGCCCGTCTTGGTGGGGCGGCCGGCACACGATACGGTAAATCTCATCGAGCGGGAAGTCGCGTGGCTCGGCGAGCATCTTCTCGACGAGCACTTCGTGCGTTCGGTTCTGCATGTGGCGGTCCTTTCGCATAGTAATTTATGCGCTTACGGTCAGGCTGTCAACGCCCGTCTCCGGTGCGGGGGTCAATCATCCGATGGGCCGGGTTAGCCCACCATGCCGCGCCCGGCGAAGCGGTCGTCCGGGGCGTCATCGATGTGACGGATGCACCGCACCTTTATGCTTCTGCCCGTCGCGCTCCACTTGGCGTCATACGAGACGCTTCCGCTGAGGCTTTGGTTTGGCAGGCTGTCAACGTAGCTGAATAGCGCCGCGAGGTTCTTGAACTTTTTGGTCCACAAGACTGTCTGTGTCATCACTTCACGTACCTCTTATCCCGCCTGGCTGAAGACGCCGCCCTTGCGCCGCAGGATGACCTGCATGTCGTCCACCTAGTGGAACAGCTTGTCGCTCATCGTCCCCCACTCCTTCGCATACAACACAGCCTGAAACACGGCTATCCGATCTTGCTTGTCCATCAAGTTTAGCCGGGAGCACAGCTTAGTTGCTACCGCGTGGCGGGCAGCGAACCCTGGATCACGGGTGACTATAAGGTTCACCTCACCGCCGCGCCACGACATGAAGCCCGACGCGGCTGCGTTTTGGTAGTGCTCACTGCCTTCTGCGTTTTGGTAGTGCTCACTGCCTTCCCACAAAAACCCGTGCGAAGACATAATGGACACAGCTTGGCTCACCGCGCGTGCGTCAGGACAGAACACCAGGTAGTCGTAGTCGGAGAACACCGGCTCCGGGCGGCACGTAACACGAGACCCGCAGGGCGTGACCGTGCATCTCGCAGCCCGGAGTGAGTTTTCGAGTTGTTGGTCTATCATTTCACGTACCTCTTGTCCCGCCAAGCTGCGCTGGTCAGCGGGAACCCCCTCGCCCACGGCGGCAGGATCGCCATGAGCCGCTGCACCTCGGCCACATCCCCCTGACCGATGGGAACCTCGAACACGCCTTCGTCGTGGACGTGCAGAACGACGGGGTAGCCGGCGCGCTCGCAAGCCATCATGCCATGCGCCAGCAGGTCGCGGCACAGTGCCTGCACAACGTTCTCCCACTCCAGCCCGCCGTAGAGCGACACGTCACCCCACGCATTGCGGCGGCTATCCCAGCCCTCAACGATCACCTGGCGGCGAGTGCGCTCGTATGTGTCACCGTAGGCATCCGTCAGTTCCTCCTTCGTCTCCTTGATGCGCGGGCGGAAGTAGGAGAGCGGCCGGCCGGACGGCAGGTAGATGTAGAGGAAGCTCTGGTTCCGCGCGCAGTAGACACGGACGCGGCCGTTGAACAGCAGGATAATCTCGCCGGGGTTCGAGACAGCTTCGATCACGGCGTCCTGCAAATCCCACCAGCCCTGTACGATGCGCGGGTGGCCGGAGCGCCAGCCGTCAACGACATAGCGGAAGGCGGTCCACTGGTCTTGCGACAAGCCAAACTTGGCGCTGCGCTCGTACTTCGCAGCAGCGGCGTCCCACCCTTCCACGGTCGCGGCGGGCTTCACAGCCGCCAGGAGGTTGTCCGGCTTGACCCCGTAGTTCGCGCCCATGTTCATGAACGCACCCACCGCACCCTGGTAGCCGAGCGACAGTTCCTGCACCTTGCCGATCTGGCGCTTCGGCCCCTTGCCGATGCTCTCGACAGGCTCGCCGAACGACTTGCTGTAGGCGAGCTTGTACAGGTCCGGCCCGGTGCCAGCGTCGTAGGCGAGGAAGGCTTCGATCTTCCAGTGCTCGTCATTCAGCCACGCGGACCCGCGCCCTTCGACGTTTGAGTAGTCGCAGCCGATGAGTTCGTGGCCGTCCGCCGCAACGATCATGGCGCGCGTGCATTTGCCTACGGCCTTCATTGGCACCAAGCCGATCAACTCGCACCAGTCCACCGCGTCTTTCGGAGAGCCCGCATCCCGGAGGATCGTCAGCATCTGCTCGACGAGCGGGCCGTCTTCATCCGGGTCGATGCGCTCCAGATTGTGGGGCTGGTAGAGCTGCCCGGCCCACCGGCCAGTCGATGCCTTGTGGTAGGTGAGCAGCCCGCGTGCGCGCTCGTCGAAGCCGACGCATCGCAGCCCCGCGCCGTACTTCGCCAGGCTTGTTGCCTTGGCCCCGAGCCGCCGCAGCCCTACAGCCGCCTCGGCTGGACCGTCGTCGAAGAGCTTGGCGTGCGCAATGATGTCTTCTACCTCGCCCTTTCCGAGGCTTGTCACTGGAATGCCCCGGCCGTTCAGCCAGTCCTTCAGGCGCTGGACTTGCGTCGTCTTCGGGACCGCGCCTTCGGTGACACGGTCGATCTCGATGTCAACGCGGCGCTTGGCCTCGTCCAGGAAGGCGTCGGCTCGCCGCATCAGTTGCGTGTCGAGCCGGAAGCCGCGCATGTTGACGACCAGGTCGAAGTGGTAGATGTCGCGTTCGCTGTCCGACATCTGCGGCAGCGTCGTATCGATGTCGCACTCGGCTTCAACGTCGTCGCCGCAGTAGACATCGAACTCGTTGAACTTGTCGGGGTAGTCTTCCGGCTCGTGCCAGTAAATTTTGTTCGGGTCTTCCGTCTTCGTCGGTTTTCGCGGGACGCAGAAGAACTGGATCAGTGCCTTGCCGGCGGGGTTCTTCTTGTGCTTGACCCGCATCAACGTGGTGACACCGTCGAGTGACCCGAGCAGCGACATGATGTGCGCGCGGGCCATGGTGCAGTCCATCTGGTGGGGCGACAGCTTGCCCCACCCCATGCGTTCGCAGACGTAGGTCCAGATGGCAAGCTCGAACAGCGCACTGTGCGCGCACACCGTCGCACCCGAGGCGACGGCGGAGATCAGTTCGACCGGCGGCGGGTCGCCCCGCCGCCAGCCATTCACAGGGCCTCGTCCCCACTCGTCTTCGATGCACCACCGGGCCAGGA